CAAGAGATTATGAAGCAATAATTGGCACAATTTTTCCTGCTACAGAATCTGTTGCTGTCATCGGTGGTGAGGAATTAGACCCACCACAATTTGGTAAGGTTCAAATTAGTATAAAACCAAAAAATGGTACTTTTGTATCTGACTTCGATAAATCACAAATAAAAAATAAATTAAAGAGTTACGCTATTGCTGGTATAAATTCTGAAATAGTTGATTTGAAACTACTATATGTAGAAATTGATACTAATGTTTACTATAATCCATCACAAATTTCTTCAGCATCAGATTTAAGGACTTCAATAATATCTGGATTGAGTGATTATGCTTCAAATGTAGAATTAAATAAGTTTGGTGGTAGATTTAAGTATAGTAAAGTAAGTACACTCATTGACCGCATTGACAACGGAATAACATCTAATATTACCAAGGTTATTATCAGAAGAGATTTAAAAGCATTATTAAATCAGTTTGCACAATATGAACTTTGTTTTGGAAATAAATTTAATATTAATCCTGCAGGTTATAACATAAAAAGCACAGGATTTACAATAAATGGATTTGTTGATACTGCGTATATTACAGATGTTCCAAATAAAGATGCTGTTGGTAATTTAGATGGTAGTAATATGGGCACACTTTCTGTGGTTACTAAAAATAATAAGAATCAACAAAGAGTTATTGTTAAAGATGCAGGAGTCGTTGATTATAAGAAAGGAGAAGTAATTTTAAATACAATCAACTTCACCTCAACTGTTAGTGACAATAACATTATTGAGATACAAGCATTCCCCGAATCAAATGATGTAGTAGGATTGAAAGATTTATATCTTACTTTCGATGTATCAAAGAGTACAATAAATACTATCAAGGATGTAATCGCTTCAGGTGAAGATGTTTCAGGAATTGTGTTTACTAGAGATTATTACACATCAAGTTACTCTAATGGAGATTTAGAGAGGAAATAATTTATGTCACAAATTGACAGAAGAATACAAGTCAATACTATTATTGAGAGTCAGTTACCTGAATTTGTAGTATCTGATTTTTCTAATGCGACAGAATTTTTTAAACAATATTATATCTCACAAGAGTTTCAGGGTGGACCAAGTGATATCATTAGTAATCTTGATCAATATTTAAAGGTTGATAATTTAGTACCTGAAGTAGTTGTAGGGGTTACAACAATTTCTGCAGGAATATCTACTACTGATACTACTATAACTGTCCCTAGCACAAAAGGTTTTCCATCTGAATATGGATTATTTAAGATTGATGATGAAATAATATCATATACTGGTATTACCTCAACAACTTTTACAGGATGCGTTCGTGGTTTTAGTGGAATTACTGGATACAATGTTGGTGTTTCATCTTCATTACTTGAAATAAATCGTGAAAGTTTAAAATTTGATGAGACAACTGCATCTCCTCATACATCTGGTTCAACCTTAACAAACTTATCTGTATTATTCATTCAAGAATTCTTCAAAAAAATGAAGAAGACCTTTTTACCAGGTTTAGAGAATAATGATTTTGCTGAAAATTTAGATGTTGGAAATTTTGTAAAATTTGCTCGTTCATTTTATCAATCTAAAGGTGTAGAAGAATCAATAAGAATTCTATTTAAAGTGCTATATGGGGTTGAATCTAGAATACTTGATCTTGAAGGTAATTTAATAAAACCGTCTGATGCCGAATTTATTCGTCGTGAAGTTGTCGTAGCAGACTTAATTACACCAACAGGTGAACCACAAAACTTAACTGGTCAAACAATATTTAAATCAACTGATATTGCAACAAATGCATCAGTGTCAGAGGTTGAAATAATTAAGAGAGAAGGAAAAAATTACTATAAAATCGCTTTATTTGTTGGTTTCAGTGACCGTGATTTAATTGAGGGTGTATTTACTGTACCAGGTAATACAAAAGTAATTGATCCTGTGTCTGTTGGTTCTTCAATTATCAACGTGGACTCAACAGTTGGATTTGGTACTACTGGAACTGTTATTAGTGGTCCAAACTCATCAATAGAATATACATCAAAGTCTGTTAATCAATTTTTTGGATGTAGTGGAATAAATGTAGCACTAGAAAGTGCTCAAGATATAAGAGATAATGAAACAATTTTTGGATTTGAAAATGGAGATTTATCAAAAAGAGTTGATTTAAGAATAACTGGTGTATTATCAGAACTGATACCAATAACTGATATAAAACTAATAAATGAGGGTGAGAACTTTTTTGTAAAAAATATAGGTGAAAAAATTGAAAATGATAATTTCAATTACAAACAAATATTTGCTAATTCTTGGATTTACAATACAAGTTCAAGGTTTCAAGTAGAAATACCGATTGGTAGTTCAACTTTTACATTGAAAACACCGATTGATAAATCATCACTTAAATTAGGAGATAGATTTGACATATTAAAAAGAAATCAACAGACTGTTGTAGGAAGTGGTTCTGTTGCGAGTATCAACACTGCATTAAATCAGATAACAGTATCAAATATCGCTGGTTTCACTCAAGACCCTAATCAATTATATGATATTCGTAGAAAAATTGAAAAAGCAACAAGTTCAGGAGTAGACATATTACAAGGAAATGATAATATTATTGCTGATGCTCTAAGTGTTTACACTGATGGAAATATTGATGGTTATGTCGCATCAAACTCTTTACCAAGTTATGATATTACAACTAATATAATTGAAGAAACTCTTACTGGAGGAACAGTTGCAGGTCTAGATGGATTTAATCCTCTTAATAGTAGATATAGTTTTATAAATTTTAATTTAGGTAGAAATATTAAATTTATTCAGGGTGATCCAATAACTTATTTACCTGAAGGTGAACCATTAGTTGGATTAGATACTGGTAGAACTTACTTTGTTGATCCTGTTATACCAGATGATCCTAGTCAAGATATTACAAAAATTAGAATATTTAATTCTACCGCACAAATTGGATCTGCAAGCACTGTTCAAGTTGGTCCTACCACTTCCACAACTGATATACACAGATTTGTATTGCAGAAACACTCTAGTAGAAAATTAGAGGCAGATAAGATATTAAGAAAATTTCCCCTTACTCAAAATTTATTTGTAGCTTCAAAACAAGAAACACCTACAAATGATATTGGTATTTTAATAAATGGTGTTCAAATACGTTCACCTATTTCAGATAATCAAATATATTATGGACCTCTTGAATCTGTTGACTTATTAAATGCAGGAACTGGATATGATGTATTAAATCCTCCGATTGTAGGTATCGAGACAAGCACAGGAGTTGGAGCAGCTGTTGAACCAATTCTTGAAGGAACAGTTAAACAAGTATTTGTTGACCCTCAAGAGTTTGATATTGACCAAGTAACCAGTATTTCTTTAACAGGTGGTAATGGAAGTGGATGTGTATTACAACCAATACTAGGAACTCGAAACAGAGAATTATTATTTGACAGTAGAGATGTATTTTTCAACGGTGGTGTTGATATTGTAAATGAAACAATAACATTTAAATCAAATCATAATTTACTCGATGGTCAAATTGTTTACTATGGATCAAATGGTAATACCCCTATCGGTATTGGCACAGCTTTTGATGTGTTGAATAATATAGATGGCACATTATCAGATGGTGCTCCATATTTTGTAAGGTCTATCAATCCCTCTACTGTTAGATTGTTTAACACTAAAGTTGATGCATTATTTGGAACAACAGGTATAAACACCATAGGTTTATCAACTGATACAGCAGCGAGTGGTATTCATAAATTTGTAACAGAAAATAAAAATACTTTAGTTGCTGTGAAAGTGCTGGAAGAGGGATCTGGTTATACTCATCGTAAATTAAGAGTCAAACCCATTGGCATTTCAACGTCATTAAATGTAGTTACTTTTAAAAATCATGGGTTTAATGATGGAGAGATTGTCGAATATTCTGCAGAGACATCTCCAATTCAAGGATTGAGCACAGCGTCGTCTTATTATATTCATAAGTTGACAAATGATACGTTCCAATTAGCAGATGCTGGAATAGGAGCAACTTCAACTGAAGATTTTAACAGAGGTAAATATGTTAATTTTAAATCAAGTGGAGAAGGATTCCAAATATTTAACTTTCCTCAAATCAAAGTTAATATTGATGTTTCATTTGGTTCAACAATCACAGGAGACATTGTAGCAACACCTGTTGTAACTGGAGAATTGATAGGTGGATATCTTTATGAAGAGGGTACAAATTATGGTTCCACTACTCTTGATAAAGAAGTAATCCCTAAAGTTTCAATTGAAAATGGAAGATTTGCAGAATTTAAACCCATTATTGTAAATGGCAGAATTACTGACGTTGCAGTTGTAAACAGAGGTAGAGAATACAATTCAAGTCCAGAGATTAAAGTTATATCAACAGGGGTTGGAGCTGGTGCTGTTGTTCGCCCTGTCATTAAAGATGGATTTGTAATTGATGCGATAGTAACTAATCCAGGTATTGGATATAGTTCCGTATCAACTGAAGTAAGAGCATTTCCAAGAGGTTCTGGTGGTAAATATGCTGCTAGGGTTAGAAGTCTAACTTTAAATAATACAAAACGATTTGGTGATTCATTCTTATCTACAAAAGAAGGTACATTGAGGTTTAGCATATTAGGGTATTCCCAAGATATTGCAAACAATTTTGAAAACACATTCAATGTAGCACCAAGTGGTGAATTTAGTAGTATAACAGGACACTCACCAATAGTTGGATGGGCATATGATGGAAATCCAATATACGGACCGTTTGGATATTCAGATCCAGATAATATCAACTCTGAATTAAAAATAGTAACATCATCATATGTAACAGATATTAATAGAGTCACAAATCGTCCACCTGGATTTTCAGCAGGATTTTTTGTCGAAGATCATGTATTTAATGGTACAGGTGATTTGGATATTCATAATGGAAGATTTGGAAAAACACCAGAATTTCCAAACGGAATTTACGCATACTTTTCAACTGTTGGATTAGGAACTGGAACAAATAAATTAGAAGGAAAATATCCATACTTCATAGGAAATACATATCGTTCACCCTTTATCGCAGATAATCAAATATTAGATCAAGATTTTGATTTTAATAATTCAGGTCTCAGAAGAAATACGTACCCATATAACGTTGATGAACAATTTGCTGGAAATGATTTTGTAACAGAATCTTATGAAAAGATAAGACAAATTTCTAAAATTGAATCTGTAACAAAAGGTGGTGTTGATGGATTTACAATTTTAAATGGTGGTTCAAATTATATGGTTGGAGATACCACTGAATTTGATGACGAAGGTACGAATGGTTCTGGTTTCCGTGCACAAGTTGATGAAATAGTTGGTATCGGAATTTCACGTATCGATACAAAAATTGAAAAATTTGAAAATGCTGTTTTTTACTGGAACAACTATAACGAAGTTATAGGACAATTTTTACCATTTATTGAATTAAGTAATCAATCATCAGTTAATATAT